TACACGGCGGATGGCAAGACGTTTGATGCCGAGGTGGAGCACCCTTACACGAAGAAGGCCTTTAAGCCGGAAATCACGTCCATTCTGGACGTTGCAACACGACGTTGCGTTGGGTTCGCCATCGCCTTCAAGGAAAACGTAATGGCGGTCACTGAGGCCCTGCGCAATTCCTGCGTTAGCTATGGAATTCCAGCCATTTTCTACACTGACCGTGGACCCGGTTACAAAAACCAGACGTTTGACGCGGATGTTAACGGCCTGATGGGCCGTCTCTCCATCACCAAGATGCATGCGCTGCCGTACAATTCGCAGGCCAAGGGTATCATTGAGCGCTTTAACGGCACGGTCTGGAACCCTCTGGCCCAAAGGCTTCCGACGTACCTCGGCAAGCCGATGGACAAGGAGGCTGCGAAGGCGGCTCACAAGGCAACGCGCCGCGAGATCGCTGAGATCGGCACGTCCACGCTGCTTCCGACATGGGACGATTTCCGCGCCATGTGTGTGGAAGCCATCGCCGACTACAATGCTAAGCCGCACGAAGGCCTTCCGCGTTATCGGGATGCCGCCGGGAAATATCGCCATTATTCGCCGGACGAATTCTGGGCGCTGCACGAGGCTGACGGTTTCGAGGCTGTTCCGGTCGCGGCTGAAGAGATCGACGATCTGTTCCGCCCCTACGAAATCCGCAAGACGCGTCGTGCCCTCGTGGAATGGAACACCAACGAATATTTCCACGCCGATCTGGAAGCCTATCACGGCGAAGAAGTCATGGTCGGTTACGATTTTGCCGATGCTTCGCGGGTTTGGGTACGCGAGATCGACCGCAATGAAGGTCAGCCGGGAAAACTGATCTGCGTTGCGCTCTTCAGCGGCAACAAGCGCGATTACGTTCCGAAGAGTTATCAGCGGGCAGCGGAGGAACGTCGCCGGGCGGGCCGCGAGAAGCGCGCCATGGACAAGCTACGGGATATTCAGAACGAGTTCGTCGCGCCGCTCATCGCAGACCATTCGGCCATCGAAGCGATGCCCATGGTCATTGACCTGAGGTCCGAGCCGGTTCCTGCCGGACCGGTACTGGTCGTTAACAATTCCACTCAGGAAACGGCTGCTGGAGTCGTCGATAGCCCGCGCAGGCGGACCTTCGCAAGCGATGAGGAGCTTGCAGCGTGGGCGCTCGAAAATCCGGAAAATCTCACGAGTAATCAGGTTCGCGTACTGCGCGACTGCCTCAACCGGCAGTCCTCGGCTGAACTATTCAGGATGTCAGGCATCGATCTGGAAGCCCTTCGCAATGTTCTCCGGAACGTTGCCTGACACCACGGAACCACAAGGAAAATACGCATGAAGAATACGATTGTCGAGACCAGCAACGTCAAGAACTTCCTCGGTGCGCTGACGGCGCTCGACCGGCGCGGCGCTGTCGAGGCCTGCATGGTCGTGGTGGACGGTGAACCCGGCCTCGGAAAGACGACGACGCTTTCGCGCTGGGTTGCGCAGACCGGCAGTGTTTACGTCCGCGCCCAGGTCGGCTGGGACTACGGCTGGTTCATCAACACGCTTTTGCGCGAAATGAGCATTCACCCCCCACGCTCGAAGGAAGAGCGTTACGAGCGCCTCCTGAAGGAGCTTTCCGAACGTGCCGCGCGCGCCGATTTCGAGGGGCGCACCTTCGGGCTGGTCATTGACGAATGCGACCTTGTTTCGACACGGCCGGCGATCATGGAAGCCATCCGCGGAATTTCCGACATCCAGTTCCTGCCGACGATCCTTGTCGGTATGGGCAAGCTTCGTGAAAACCTTCGCCGGTTTCCGCAGATTGAAAGCCGTGCACCCCGCAAGGTGCGCTTCCTTCCGGCCACGCTGGAGGATACTGCGTCCATCATCGCCGCCCGTTGCGAAGTTCCAGTCGCTTCCGATCTGGTCGAGTTCGTTTGGAAGGTGTCTCGCGGTTTCAACCGGGAAATCCTCGAAGCCATCGCCCATATCGAGCGGTTCGGCTTCCGCATCGAGCCCGGCCCGGAGGGCGTCACCCTCAAGGATATGGCCGGTCAGGTTATCATGAACGACCGCACCACCGGCACCCCGGTCATGATCCCGAGGGCGGCATGATGGCGCGTCATGAAAACGGCGCTCTGCCGACGACCATTCTTAACGCTCTGGCAAACGGTTCCTGCCGCACCATGGACGATCTGGTTGATGATCTCGGCCTGACCCGGCGTCAGGTTTCGGACGGAGCGGCGAAACTTGCCTACCGGAAGTACCTCTGCCGCATGGAACGCGGTTGCTACCAGTTGACCGATGCCGGTCTTGCCGCTGCGGCGGCGGGTGAAGTCATCACCTCCGGGCCCCTTGGCCCGGACACGAAGGCGGTTCGAAACAAGGTCTCAAACACGTTCCGTGATCGCGCATGGCGTGCCATGCGGGTGCGCCGCCAGTTCACAATGGATGACATCGTTGCGGATGCTGCGACGGATGACGAGGCCGATCCGAAAAACAACGTGGCCCGGTTCATCCGTTTTCTGAAGCAGGCGGGGTATGTGGCCGAGCAGCGATCTCGCCAGCCCGGCACCCGGCTCACCAGTTCCGGCTTCAAGCGGTTCTCGCTCATCCGCGACACAGGGCCACTCGCGCCGGTATTCCGGCCGAAAACCGGCATGGTCCATGATTATAACATCGGGGAGGACATGCCTTGCCCCGTGAAATGAGCCTCATCGATTTGCCTGAACCGGACTGGATTACGCTCCTGAAGGCGGAAGTATCCAAGCCGGGCAAGACGATCACCATCATCGCGCGTGAGATTGGGATGCCCCGACCGTCGCTGTCCTTGCTTTTGTCCGGAAAATATCCGGCCAAGCTCAACAAGGTAACGGAGAAATTTGCGGCGAAGGTGATCCGGACTTACCGGCATCAGGTGCTTTGCCCGCACCTTCGGTCGGGTATTTCGGACGAGGACTGCCTCGGTTTCGCGAATGCGCCGATGTCCATGAGCAGCCCGGAAAAGCTTCGGCATTACCGAGCCTGCCAGCGCTGCCCCCTCAACCCCGTCATGCTCAACAGCGAGGTGAAAGATGCTGTCTGACCAGCTTACGCAATTGCGCGATCAGATTTTGCCGTTGGTGCCTACGGATGAAGTCACGACCGTTTTTCTAACGTTTCGTATGGCCGAAATGGAGGCCAGGAGCATGGAAGACCGTATCCACTACCTGACCGGGGTGCCGCATTCGCCGCTTTACGGTCACCTTATGTCGTCTACCGCACTCGGCGAGATCGGGGGGCGGTCATGATCCCGGCCACCGATATCATCTCGCTGATGCGTGTTTTTTGCCATCTGCACCATGTCGCAAATCAGCCGATCCACCCGGCCTATGCGGCCACGATGGCTGCCATGCTTGGCGACTGCGAAACGCGCGTTTTGGCGATGGAGTTTCCCGTTGCGACCACCCAGCCGGTTCAACCGGTCACGGGCACTGACGCTCAGGAAAACGTCATTTACCCCAACTTCACCCGATCCGCACCGCCGCCGTCTGACGGCGGTGATGCGGCCTGACATCTGAGAGAAAGGAACCAACATGAAGAAAACCAAGGCAAAAGCCATTTCCCGTGTCCCGCAGACCCGCGAAGACGCCGTTTTCGCCATCGGCCGCATTGGCACACTTCGCCGCCTGCTTGCCCAGCACAAGGCCAATGCGGCGGAGGTCATCCGCTTGGCCGGCGAGAAGCTGGAACGGGACACCGCCGAGCTTGTGACCGAACTAGCGGAGCACGAGAGGGGTGTCCAGACGTGGTGCGAAGCGAACCGCAACGCCCTGACCAATGAGGGCAAGGTGAAGTTTCATGATTTTGGTACGGGGCAGATCAAGTGGCGCTCCCTGCCTGCCAGCGTGTCGATCCGTGGGGTCGATACAGTGATCGAAGCTTGCAAGAGCCTCGGCCTGAAAGCGTTTCTGCGGGTGAAGGAAGAGATCAACAAGGAGGCAATGCTGGCTAATCCGGACAAGGCTCGAACGATTGCAGGCGTCACTATCAAGTCGGCCGGTGAGGATTTCCTGATCGAACCGACAGAAATGACGGCTCCAAACGCCATGTCGGCGGCCTAAGGGGGCGGAGATGAACGCTACCGCCATCATAAACATTGCGCGCCAACAGCTTGGTTTGGAGGAAGAGGCTTACAGAGCGCTCCTCGTTCGGGTGACCGGTGAACACTCGTTGCGTCGGATGAACGGTCGCCAGCTCATTGCTGTCCTGGATGAACTAAAGCGCGTCGGCTTTCGCATCAAGAAGGGCAGCAAGACATTGCCGCCCTCCACCAAGCCTTACATTCGGATGATCCACGCGATCTGGAAAAGCTGCCATCGGCTTGGCGTCATCGAGGACGGATCGCGCACGGCTTTGCGCTCGTTCTGCCGGGGCATCCTGTTTCCGGGTGACAGCAAGATCGCCGTTGATCCCGACACGCTGGCCTACGAACAGGCCAGCAAGGTTATCGACGTGCTGAAGGCGATGGAGAAGCGTGGGAGGACTGCTGGCAGATGAGCTTACGCCATAGCGAGGAATGCTTCCCTGAACTGCTCTGCCGCCGCGGTCGCAACATATTTGATCCTATAGGTCTCAGAGCGGGTCTCGACCTGAATATCGCACCATCCGAATATCTTTCCGGTGATCGAACGGTTCAGTTTAACGTTATCGACCGCCTTGACCGGGACGACGTCATCATCTTTTACGAACCAGCGGCCCCGTTGAAAAACGAAACGTTTGGTCTCGTTCTCGAACAAGATTTTCGTTCGGTTGATGACGGCCACTTTGTACCAGGCGAGAACCGGGAGCAACAAGAAGCCAACCCCTGCCGTGGCGGTTCCCAGCAGAAGGGACCAAACGATTGCATTGAGCCAGAAAAAGAAGGTGTAGGCGCGGGACACTCCAACATTGCTCATCTTAAAAATTCTCCATTTAATTGTGGCCATGTAGCAGTTGCACGCTATTGGGACCAGAGACTTTTTCGGCGAGCGCAGCATGTCTGAATACCCCCGCATGCCTGCGTCCATCGAGGAGATCGCCGAGACCATCGGCGTGCGGCTGGCACTGAAGATCGTCCAGGCGTTCGGCGGGTTGGAAATCAAGTTCCCGGTGCGCCCGCATGATCAGCACCCGGTCATCCTTGCGCTCGGTGTCGAGGACGGTTATGAAATATGCCGATACATGGGCGGGTCGCTGATTTCCGTTCCGCATTGCCGCCCACCGCGCAATGCGCGTGCGCAGATCGCCAAGCTGGAGGCCGAAGGGCTGTCACGCGGCGAAATCGCCAAGAGACTCGGGCTTACGCAACGCCATGTTCGGCGATACGCGAAGCCTCCTCCTAACGCTCAACCTGACCTTTTCGATACCTAATGGCCGGACATCATGTCCGGCCATTTTCATTTCGTGCCACGGCCAATGTCCTCGCATCTTCTGTTCGCGAGGCGTCATGACCAGTCTTCTTTCCTACAAATTCCGCAAGCCCAAGCGCGCCGTAACCCGCGTTTTCCTGCATTGCTCGGCATCCGACAATCCCGACCACGACAATGTCGCCACCATGGACCTGTGGCACAGGCAGCGCGGCTGGGCCAGTGTCGGCTACCATCTTTTCATTTGCAAATCCGGCCTGATCGAAATCGGCCGCGACCTCGAAAAGGTGCCGGCCGCGCAGGAAGGCAACAACGCCGGCACCATTGCGATTTGCCTGCATGGTCTTGCCCGCGACAAGTTCACGGAAGCGCAATTCGAGGCATTGCGTGGCCTCTGCCAGCAGATCAACGCCGCTTACGAGGGCGCGGTCACCTTCCATGGTCATTGCGAAGTGGCGAACAAGGCTTGCCCTGTGTTCGAATACAAAACCGTTCTTGGCCTTCGGTCTAGCGGCGCGCTGCCGCTCCATTACGATCAGGCTACGCAGCCGATCTATACGCCGATGCTGGATATGACCTCCGGCTTGGAGGAACCACCTGTCCAGCACTATGGCAAGCTGAAGATCGGCGTGAAGGGCAGCGCGGTCCGCGATCTCCAGAAGAACCTTGCCGATCTCGGTTATTTCGCCGGGGCGCTGGACGGTGAATTCGGTGAGCGCACTCGCGCCGCCGTCCTCGCCTTCCAGGCGGACAACGACCTGATCGCCGATGGTGTCTTCGGCCCGGCCTCACGGGAAGCGCTGAAGATCGCCAAGCCGCGCACCGTTTCCGAAAAGCGCGCCGCCGCCTCCGTTGTCAGTCTGGCGAAAGACGGCAGCCGCATCGCCAAGGCTTCGCTCGGCAATGGCGCAGTCGGGCTCCTCTTCACGGGCGGCGGCATGCTGACCGTTGCCGAGCAGGCCTCCGGCGTCGTGTCGCAGCTCA